TGAAGGGGAAAATCAAATGGAGGAAATAAAGGAGTTAGGGTATGGAAAGAAACATATAGGTTTAGATAAAAAGTCAGTAAATATATCAAAATACGATGAATTAAAAAGAAATCATCAAGCGAATACAGACTGGCCAGAAATCATTATGAAAAATAGACACAGTGGATTGCATATAATATCAATAGGAAGAAGTCATTTATATTCAATAAAGGGGAAAAAGGATAATTCAAAAATGGAAACAGTAATATCTTTTCAAGATACTTTTAAGAAAAGAACAGCAAGACCAATAACAGTATTTGCAATGAATAATGATATAGATTTAAATTACGATGATTACAAGGAGTATTCAGCAACTCATCAATTAGATGAAGTAACAAATAATCCAAAAATCAGGTCATTATTTGTAGTGTAACTCGTAGGTATATTAAAATGTTATTCTAATAATATTTTAATGGAAAGGGTAGTGTTAGATTCAATAGAAAATATAAAGAATGATAAGGCGACATTACAGAAGATGATTTTTTTAATAAATGCATTGGAAGATGGGTGGTCAGTGAAGAAAGATAAAGAAAGTTATGTATTTACAAAAAAGCATGAAAATAAAAGAGAAATCTTTCAAGAAAATTATTTAGAAAGATTTTTGATTTCAAATTTTTCTCAAGATGTAATTTTAAAAAATAATTCAACTGTGTAATGGGAAGGCAATGCGTAAAATATATAGTAATTATTATATATTTTGAGTTAGCGTAAATGGTGTGATAGAAGGAATGTTTTTTTCAAATTATTTAGGAGATTTTATATAAAAGTAAAAATGAATAAAAAAGAAAGAATTAAATTAAATCTTGTGAAATTATTTTCTATAGTAAGTGTATATAGCTCAAAATGGCTGGTGGACTTATGCAACTTGTCGCCTATGGCGCCCAAGACGTTTTCCTTACTGGAACCCCCGAAATTACCTTCTGGAAGGTATCTTACAGACGCCACACAAACTTCGCTATGGAAAGTATTGAACAAACTTTCTCTGGCCAAGCCGATTTCGGCCGTCGTGTAACCTGCACAATCAGCAGAAACGGTGATCTTGCTTACCGTACCTATCTTCAAGTAACTCTTCCTGAGATCAACCAAGACCACAACGCATCTGGAAATGTATATGCTCGTTGGTTGGATTGCCCTGGTGAGCAATTAGTAGCTCAAGTAGAGATTGAGATTGGTGGTCAACGCATTGACCGTCAATACGGTGACTGGATGCACATCTGGAACCAACTTACCCTTTCCAAGGAGCACCAAGATGGTTACAACAAGATGATCGGTAACACCACAGCTCTTACCTACATCTGTGATCCTGGATTCGCTGCTGTTTCTGGACCTTGTGCTTCATCTGGAGGACCTGCTCAAGTATGTGCTCCTCGCAATGCTCTTCCCGAGACCACCCTTTATGTTCCTCTTATGTTCTGGTACTGCCGCAACCCTGGACTTGCCCTTCCTTTGATTGCTCTTCAATACCACGAAGTTAAGATTAACATTGACTTCCGTCCTATTGGTGAGTGCTTGTGGGCTGTTTCATCTCTTGATGTTCAAACATCTGCTACCACAATGTCTGTATCCACAGCTTACCAACAATCCCTTGTAGCTGCTTCTCTTTATGTAGATTACATCTTCCTTGACACCGATGAGCGCCGCAAGATGGCCCAAAACCCTCATGAATACCTCATTGAGCAAGTTCAATTCACTGGTGATGAATCTGTTGGTTCCTCTTCCAACAAGATCAAGCTTAACTTCAACCACCCCTGTAAGGAACTTGTATGGGTTGTCCAACCTGATGCTAATGTAGATTACTGTGCTTCTTTGGAAGGTGACTCCACCCTTTTCAAGGTTCTTGGTGCTCAACCTTTCAACTACACAGATGCTATTGATGCTCTTCCTAACGCTGTTCATGCTTTCGGTGCTAACGGTGAGACCTCTGGAACCACAGCCTTCATCAATGCTGGTGTATTTGAGACCGCTGGTTCTGTAGATGTTCAAGGAACCGGAACTGGAGCCACTACTGCTGACCGCACAGGAACTGTATTCGCTTCTGGCCGTGCCGATGCTTCCACAGTCCAAGGTTCAGGTGTATCTGATGCTGGAACATTCGTTCTTGCTGAGACCGCTCTTGACATGCACTGCTGGGGTGAGAACCCTGTCGTAACCGCTAAGCTTCAACTTAACGGCCAAGACCGCTTCTCCGAGCGTGAGGGTTCCTACTTTGATGTAGTCCAACCTTACCAACACCACAGCCGCAGCCCCGATGCTGGTATCAACGTATACTCATTCGCTCTTCGCCCTGAGGAACACCAACCCTCTGGAAGCTGCAACTTCTCCAGAATTGACAACGCTGTTCTTCAACTTGTCCTTTCTTCCAACACCGTATCCGGAACCAACACCGCCAAGGTCCGTGTATATGCCGTCAATTACAATGTTCTCCGTGTAATGTCGGGCATGGCAGGTGTCGCATATAGCAACTAAATTAACTGCATTATGCTCTTAATACATGTTTTATTAATAATTAAAAAAATTTAATATTATAAATTCTATAATATTAATAAAAGACTTTACTTTCCGCCGTAATTATCTTTAGATGCTCTTCTTAATGCTCTACTACTTCTAGGATCATATCCTACAGAACAGGATAGATCTATTATAATTGTATCAGTATATCCCTTCTCTTTCAATTTTTTTAATATTTCACTCAAACTAATATACTTATTTGTATCATATTCTTCTTCACTTTCTTCACTTTCTTCACTTTCATCACTTTCTTTACTTTTATCGCTCTTTTCATCACTGTTCTCAATATTTTTTAATTCGCTTAGTAGTTCATCCAAATTAAAAACATTTTGTTCTTTTGGTTCATCTTCTTTTTCTTTATCTTCTTCCTCTTCTTCCTCTTCTTTTTCTTCTTCTTTTTTCTCTTCTATTGCTTTTTCTTTCGTATTCCTTAAATTATAAGCCATTTCTACATATTCTAATGCAGGCAGACCTTCTTCTCCTAAAAATATAATTGTATTATTATAAGGATTCTCATTAGTTTCTATTCGTTCGTCTAATATAATAGTATAAGCCTTATCATGATATTCCTCGTCTTTTTTCCAGCTTAAAGTTTTATATGTATCTTCTTCTTTAACCGAGTGTTTTATATATTGTTGTGCATCTTCGTCGGGATCATTTGGATCAATAAAATCGGGTTCTACTTTGCTTTTTTTACCTGGTGCTAATTGTGATATTTTTTTAGCATCTTTATGAACTTCATCTATTTCAGGTAACATTTTACTTAATTCAGTTGTGAAATCCATTAATTCTTCTTCTTTCAATTCCTCTTTTTTAGTATTTATAAATTTACTTAATTTTAGACCCATATCTCTCAATTCATCATCCTGTATATAATTACAAACTCCTGGTTTTGTAGCATTTATTTTATATACATTAATATCTTCTTCATGTTTTTTTAGTGGTTGTAAGTTATCTAAATTTCCATGTGTTGTAATAAGTAGTATAGCTAATTTTATTTTTTTTCCTTCTCCTCCTATTTTCTTTTTATTTTTTTTCGTATATTTCTTTTTTAAAGTTTTTTTAATAGAATTCTTTTTTGTATATCTTTTTTTAACAGACCCTTTTACTTTATTCTTTTTATTTTTCTTGACAGATTTATTCATTTTATATTATACCTATATAATTTGCTGATTGAAAAATTGATTTAAATTATAAATTATACACTATATAATTTACAATGTGTGACGAAGTAGAATGTTATAATATATATCCTGAAAATAAGGACTGCATATATACAACAGAACATTGGTCAAATAGTTTGTCTAGTGGAAAACATGTAACTGTTTTGTATGTGCAACAATGGCGTGATGGAACATTTACCGTTGAACTAGATGAAAAAGATAAAGAAGAGCTATTAGCCAAAGAAGATATTGTTTTGAATGATATTGGAGCAAGTGTTGAAGAAATATCAAGCGGTTGGTTTTATGAAACAAAAATACAAAATGAAGACAATTATAGTGATGAAGAAAAAAAAGAAATCCATAAGTTGATGTTTTGTGATAAGGATAACGAAGATGATTATAACAGTGAGGGTGAATATGATTTTGAACAAGATATTATGGAAGCGAATGATTGGTCAATGGATGATACAATTTATGAAATAATGAGTGGGTTTGAATTAGAACAGACAAGTTAATAACTGAAATAATTACATATTTTACAAACACGAAATCTTGCTCCATATGGACCTTCTTCTCTTTCATATTCAAAATCATGATTACAATTAGTTAAACAAAACCTTTCTTTTTCTTTAATAATTTGGTCTCTTTTTTGTTCTAAATCCCGTAATATTTGTCTTACATTTATAATTTCTTTTTCTATTAATTGTTCTTCATTTATAAAATGTTGTATATGTTTTTCAAGCACTTGTCTTTCATTTATTTTTTCATCCATTATTTATTATATTTTTATATTTTTATATTAATTAGTAAAGGTTTCTTTTAATGTATCACATGAATCTGGAAATATAGCTTGATAAAAAACTTGGTTTGGTCTTGTATGTTCGTTTGATTCATAATAAAATTTCCAGCTAACATCTGCTTTTCCAGCTAATAATATACAATTATAAATCTCTCCTTCAAAAGAAGCGTATGGACCTCTATTGACATTTGGATCTTGTGGAAATATATTGAGAGGTTGATTACCATAACCACCTAAATGATTTGCTAATATATGCCCAGCATCACAATCTTCTAAACCACTATCATCAAGCATACGACTATATTTTTGAGTGCAAGATGTAGTTTCACTTCCATGACTCAATGAAGAGTTATATACAGTTCCTTGTGCTGAAATAACAACAGGATATGAATTATGTAATTCATAATAGTAATTAATTGTTGAACCACCATTACCCATTGTAATAGTATTATATCCAGGCTCAGGACAAGGAACAGTGGTGCAAACACAAGGTGATTCTGTTTTGGACAGAAGAAAGAGAGAAAACAAAAGAAAAAGAAACATGTATATAAAATGTTCTCAAAATATAAAAAATTGATATTAAAAGACCCAGATTAAAATATTAACTAAATTAACTACAATATGTCATCTACTAATAACAACATGTCTAACAACGAGAACCTTACAACTCCGGTTACTGAGAAGAGCAAGCGCGTGTATAAGAAGCCTGCTTTGGTATTGAAGAAGTTTTTGGATAAGGAAGCAAAAAAGGTATTAACTGATTTTACTAAGAACCATAAAAAAGTTATCGCAAAAAATATGAAAGAAGCACAAAAAGAGAAGGTGAAGATGGAAAAGGAGAAGGCAAAGGAAGATAAGAAGGCTGAAAAGGAAGCGGAGAAGCTGAGAATTAAGGAAGCGAAGGAAAAGGCAAAAGCAGATAAGAAGGCCGAGAAGGAAGCAGAGAAGCAGCGAATTAAGGAGGCAAAGAAAGCCGAAAAGGAAGCACTGAAAGAGGAGAAGAAGAGTAAAAAGAAGGAACAGACTAAGGTTGGTGGAAATGTGCTATCTGTTATTAATACTCAGAATGATAAGAAAGAGGAAGCTCCACAAGTAAATCTAATGGAAGAAGCTCGTGCAGAAGAGCTACAGGAAGAGCAGTTTATTTCAGTAGATGAACTAACTTCTCTAGCACTAAGTGAAGTTCCAACCAGTGAAAAGACTAAGAAACCTCGTGTTAAGGGAAGAGGAAGACCCAAGAAGGCAAATCTTGGTCCAGTTGAAATAATTGGAAATGAAAATAATACAGTAGAGGTTTAAATATTCATTATTTTGTAATTTAATTAAATAAATATTTTTTTTTTAAAAGAACATAAAGTATTTTTTTTATCAAATCATAATGACAAGTTATTCACATAAATTACAAACACAAAATGATCTATTATTATCTAATTTGATGGTATTTTATAATAATAAAGAGCATTTACAACGGATTATGGGTATAATAAATGGCGAATCCAAAATATCTTTACGAATTGTAGATTGGTTTGTTACCAATTATGCGAAAAAAAACTATACAATGTATAGTTTAAATGATGAACATCGTTTTAAGGTTTATAATGATTATAAACTAAAATTAAAAGCTTATTCTAAAAAGAGGTTTGATCCTTTTTGTAGATGGGAAAGAATAACGATTCCTTATGATAATACAAAACAAATGGAAACAACAATTGGTCAATTAAATTTTTTTAAATGGGCAATAGAAAATAATATTTTAGATTTTATAGATAAAAACTATCATGCAATAGAAACAGATATGAATAGTCGTAATAGCACATCAAAAAATAGAGGAGAAGCAGATAATAAAACAAGAAAAAAGAGAGAAGAGCTCTCAGTTTCCGCTTGTAAATGTATTAAAAAGGAGAATGTAAAAATTGTAGTTAAGTTTAATTAAAGACTAATTCCATCTTCTGTGTTATTTATTATTAGATTTTCATCTTTCTCTTTGTAGATAAGTTCTCTACAAAGAGGGCATTTACCGTTTAACTTGATACAACCATCTGCACAATCGTTACATAAGAAATGACAACAAGGAGGAACATATAAATTGGAGGTTTTTATCGGGTCAAAACAAACAGAGCATTGTTCTTCTTTTCCATGAGAATAATACTCTCTTATTTTATTAGTTAAATGTAAATTATCATTAGCACTTTTTTTTAATAAAGCGGTTACATCATGATTATATTTTTCTTCTTTTTCTCTAATACCATTATTAAGTCTTCTAATCCTTCTTAGAAAAGAACTTTCCATAGCGGCCATTTCATTACGCATTGTTCGTTGTTTATGACTTAAGTATGTGTTTTCATCTTTGAGTTGTTTAATGGTGTCTTCCAAGGAGAAAGTAATAGGAAAAGGAAGATTTTGTCCATTAGTATATGAAACATAAACATGAAAATATAAGTTGTTGGTTGTGTCATCAAATAACATAGCATCTGCATGGTCCATAGAGATACATTCATACATACTGTCATCACGCCTAATAGAATGATTTTCAGTAAGCCAATGTTGCAATATGTGTTTTAAATGATATACATTATTATCTGAGGTAGAAACACTAATTGGGTTAAAATCATATTCTCTACAATAATTTTTCGGATTGACATTTCTATATCCAATATGCACGCAGTTCTGTGAAGAAGTGGTGAATGGTTCGTAAAAAGTGGTTAATATTTTTTTTAACCCTGCTGCAATTTTTAATTTTTTAACAATCTTTTTATGCATTTCGGCATTATTTACATGTTCTATACCGTATGCTAATAAAGAAAGAGAATCAGTATAATTGTCACCATCTGGTTCGGAATAACACGAGTCTAATATATGAAAATATTTAGATGGTATATGAAAACTATATTGATGAAAGCTTCCTCTATTATCCTGATAATTTAATTTTTGACATGTATCATAAATAGTTGTGCTATATAAACCAAAGTTATGGTTAAGGAACTGCTTAAAGGATTGTTTAAATTTATCGTTTCTGGACATGGTGTGAGCTAGTATTTTGATAATAAAAAAAGGATTTATTATTATCAATTTTTTATAGGAATGAATTAATATATTGTTGAATTTCTCGCAACCATATTTTAGAAATGTCATTCTCGCTGTTAAAATTAGCAGACTGATTAGTCTTGATGTGTAATAGTGTAGTATTATTAGTGGTGGTTTCAGGAACTGCGTTATATTTTGGATATGTCAATAACCATTCATCATGGTATAATTTACATTTTTTTAGATATTCAACTCCAATATTATCTTCTCCATTCCTGTTTCTTGTCTTAATTCGTGTAGAACAAATATCGGGTTCTGCATCAATGTAAATGATTCCATTTAAAGGATATTCTTTTAAATAATTATTAGCCATTGTATTGTAAATAGTAATACCCATTTTATCAATAAGATTATCGTAATGAAGCATACTGGCGAAGACCTGTTGGTCTGCTAAAATAGATCTTTCACAAATAACAATTTTACAATGAGGGTTTTCTTTAATTGTATCTTTAAGTATTTGCATTCTTGTAGCAAAAGCCATTATTTGAAACATAAAAGCATGTTTAGATGGGTCTTTATAAAAATGCTCTAAAATAGTAGTCCCTTCAACATCTTTAATATTTTCCCATTTATCAACAGGCTCTTTTAAGAAAATAATGTCATTATTGGTGTTATTTTCTTTCAAAAATTTCAAAATAGTGGATTTTCCGGAACCAATATTTCCTTCAATAGATAATACAACGGGCATAATTTCTATATATAATTGTAAAACAATAAAAATAAAGAATCAATTTTTTATTTCCAACTTCCCATACAAAGATGTTGAGCATAATCTCCAAAGCATTGTCTTTTTTTGTTATCTAATATGAAGATGTCATGTTTATTTTTATATTGCATATATTTTAAAGTAACAAAATCAGGACCGGTAGTTTGATAAACATATTCATCGCTGTCTGCATTTACATGTTTAATATATGTGTTTATATTTTGATGAATATTATCAATTAATATTTTTAAAAAAGGATGTCTAGGCACGCTAGCAAATGCGTATTGTCCTAACAAAAAATGTTGATTATTATTGTAAAAATTTTTATATCTATGCATGTGTTCTCTATGTTTTATATAATCATCAACAGGAAATACACAATAATGTTGTAATAATGTATCAAATTTTTCTTGACATTTCATATCAAGGTCTAAGTAAAATCCTCCATAGTGATAAATAGCAATATATCTAAAAAAATCTATTTTCTGTATTTTAATAGGAAGTTTTTTATAGGTTTCGTAATATTGTGGATAGTTGTTTTTTAAAAATTGTTCAATTTCTTCATCAGTAAAAAATATGTATTGATAATCGGGATGTAATTCTTTTAATGTTTTCACGTAAGTGGTATATTTATCTGGAATAGTATCTGTTTTCCATGTTTGAATAATAATTTTTGGTATATTTTGAATAAAAATTTCTGTATGAAAATATAAATAATAAATAATCAAGCATACTATAATGAAATATGCTAAATACAAAATATAACTCATTTCTATATATATTTTTGTTAAAAATTATAAAAAAAATATACGAAATTAGTAAGTCAGTAAATTATTACCAAAAACTTTTGGAGGTCTGTATTTTAAAATGTCAATATCTCTGGACGAAGTAGGGAAATTACTAAACCCATAAACTTCTTGTAAAAGTAGCCATTCAAATAGACCACCTTTGTATATATTTATGTTAGTAAAGCCACAATTCTTTAATTTTTTATATTTATTTTCAGTTTCATTATCACAATTATGTTTTCCATAAATAATTATAGTTTTCAAAATATGTTCATTTTTATCAATAAGAGAATTAATTATATTTTCTTCTTCTGTTGATAAAATCGTATTTTTGATTAATACATTTTGTTCATCATGTGATAATGTGTTTAATATAATATATTTATGGTTTTCTTTTATAGCAATTAGTATATCTTCAAAACCAATATATTGATAATTGGTTTGAAATAAATTTGAAAACATTAGTTAATAAATAAGAAGAAACATTTAAATAAGTTATACCGAAAAATTGATTAAAATTATTTTATTAATTATAAGTATTAAAGTATTCAATATGGATTTTTCTCAAAATAAGTTATCAAAACACGAGTGGGACGGGTTAGAAAAACCCGTATCAGATTCTGAAAAGTATATATTGAACTTAATTGTAAATGGCTTTCATAACCCAAACATTTGTGAAAATAAAAATGTATCATTATTTCAATTTATAAAAACAGAAAAATCGGAAGAAATGGAGTATTATTTGTATAGTAATTATTTTCATGATATTGTTAAAAAATATATAAAAAAATATGGTAGCACAGAAAAATTACAAGGGTTGTTAGAGACATCGTTACATCAAGGAAAAGAGTTGAAAAGTTTAAAAAGTAGTGATAGTATTCGTATTCAAAATTTTCAAACATCAATAGATGGTAATAAGGATAAGATATTTGAGTATTTCTTGATAGAATTGTCTTGTAATATTTTGAGGTATCATCATAAAAAAAATAGAAAATACATCTTTCATTATTATACATTGATTAATTTGCTACAAAAAAATATAAAAGATATTAATAGATATGTATTGTCTTTTTGCAATGAGGTTATTGATTTTATAAAAGAGAAAGTGGCTATAACAGACATTGTAAAACATGCATATGAATTAATTGAAAATAATACAGATTTGCTAAAGTATGAAGATAACCAATTATTTACTCATCAAAAGCAACTATTTCAAATGCTAAAAGGAGATATGGTTCAACCAAGATTAATATTATACACAGCTCCTACAGGAACAGGAAAAACATTGACTCCTATAGGTATATCAGAAAAATATAGAGTAATTTTCGTATGTGTTGCTAGACATATTGGATTAGCACTTGCAAAATCAGCGATTTCTGTTGGTAAAAAAATAGCGTTTGGTTTTGGTTGTCAGACAGCATCAGATATTAGATTACATTATTTCGCAGCTAAGGATTATAAAAAAGATTGGCATTCAGGTGGAATTTTCAAGGTAAATAACAGTGTAGGTGATAATGTTGAAATAATGATATGTGATGTGCAATCGTATGTAACTTGTATGCATTATATGTTAGCATTTAATTCAGCTGACAAGATTGTGACATTTTGGGATGAGCCAACAATTACTCTAGATTATGAAAACCATGAACTTCATAGTGTAATTAAGAACAATTGGAAACAAAATTTAATACCTACTGTTGTTTTGTCTTGTGCAACATTACCAGAGCGTGATGAATTGATTGAGATAGAGCAAGATTTTCGTAATAAGTTTATAGATTATGAAAATACAGGTGAAATGTATTCTGTATCAAGTTATGATTGTAAAAAGAGTATATCTATACTAGATAAAGATGGTTATAATAGTCTTCCTCATTATTTATATTCAACTTATAATGAAATTATTGAAACAGCCAATTATATTCAAAACAATAAAACAATTATGAGGTATATGGATTTGCAAGAAATAGTAGATTTTATTGAATTTGTTAATCATGGAGAATGTATTCAAGAGGGATATAGTATAACAGATTATTTTGAAAATAATGTTTTAAATGTCACCATGAATAATGTGAAAGAATATTATATTGAATTATTAAAGCATATTCTTCCTGAAAAATATGAAACAATATACAAATATTTTAATACTAAGAAGACAAAGAAATTTGGTATAGAAAATCAAGAATTGCAAAGAACAAAGAGTTTGGATTATCAAAAAAGTAAAGAAGGACAACCCCTTTCTCGTATGGCTACTTATACATATGGAAATGTTCCAAATAAAAATCATAATTCAACTGGAATTTCACTAACAACATCTGATGCTTATACTTTAACTGATGGTCCTACCATCTTTCTAGCTGATGATGTTGAGAAAATAGGCAACTTTTATATTCAAAATACAAATATTCCAAAAGAGATTTTTGAAAATATTCTTTTAAAAATAGCTCATAATAATGAGTTAGTAAAGGAAATAGAAAAATTGGAAAAGTCTAGTTGTTTCCTTGAAAAAAATGACGGACAAGATGATGATAGTTCTAAGAAGAAAGATGGCAAGGAAAGTTCAAAAATGTCAAATGAGGCTTATAAAATTCAATCACAAATTGATAAATTAAGAAAAAAGATCTATTATGTTTCATTAGAGTCTCGTTATAGTCCAAATAGTGTATCTCATCAAAAGTTTTGGACACCGACTGGTGAGGTATATGAAAATGCATATGTTTCTAGCATAGGTGAAGAAATGACAAAGAAGATTATGGCTCTTCCTGTTGAAAATTACTGTAAAGTGTTATTGTTACTAGGAATTGGTTTGTTTTCATTGCATAATAATAAAGATTATGTAGAGATTATCAA